CTTGCTCTTCACCTGGCTCACAAACACAACGTGCTTCATACATACCACATTCGTTACATGTTTCATGTCCTTCATGGTCATGACCTTCTTCTTCATCTATGTCTTTAGTTTTTGTTGCATTTGTTCCAGGAATCTTCTGACCAACTTCAACATCATCATCTTCTAGACCCTTAGTAAACAAATTACCTTCATCTACTTCATCTTCTTCTTCATGATTATGATTATCAGAACCGTAATGTGAGTGCTCGTCATCACCTTCTTCACTAGAGACATCAACTACTGCAACGCCTTCTGGTTCGCCACTGTCTTGGATGCCTGACATTTTCTTAATCAATGCCATCATATCATCGCCGTCTCCAACTACCGCTGGACTCATTTCTGGTTCAGAACCAGCTCCTGTTGGTTCATGACTGTGCATTGGTGAACCGTAACTACTACGTTCTTCTTCACCACCAAACACTCCTAAGCCAGCTTGACGTAGGACTTGTAACAATTCTGCTGAATCTCCGTCAGTTGCATTAACGCTTACTGAATCAGGTGATCCTTGTTGACCTGTACTTGTAGATACAGTAATGCCTTCATTGATAGTTAGTAAAGAATTTAATTCTTTTTCCCAGTTTTCTAATTGAATATCTTTCATTTTTTTACTTTCGAATGTTTTATTAGATTGACCTAATGTACTTAAAAAATTACCTTCTTTAACGCCTTCTGGATCCATTGGAACGGGTACTCCTCTTTCACCTGGCTTAGGAGGATCAGCATTCCATACACCACCTTTGATGGTGCCCATTGCTGGTCTAGGTGAGGTGTCAGGTACTAAAGGTTTATAGTCATCTCTGCCCCATCCTGGTGCTGCGGATCTTGCTGGTGGCAAGGGTGCTGAAGGATTTACTAATGGTGGATTTACAGAACCTCGACCTGCGCCTGCGGCTTCATCTGTAATTCTCTTTTTACTATGATGCAAATGTACTTTTAAGAATGAATCTATTAATTCAGATGTGTGACCTGTCTTTTTAAACATCTCTACGTCATCTTGCAATTCAATCAACATTTCTTGTACTTCTGAATCGGCTGAAGCCATTAATTCTTTAAAGTTGATGCCTTCTAATATTTGCATAGTACGACCTTCTTTAACTTTTTTCTTCTTGTCACCTAATGCTTTGAAGTCAGCACTAGTTAATTTACCTTTTGGTGGCGCAACATCTAGGTCGTCTTGATCGCCTGGTAAATCTTTTGCTTCGTCAACACCTTTTAAACGTCCGTCATTTTCTGCTGACTTCAACATTGCCGAACGATCAGCATAGCTTCCGCGCTTCACATCTTTAGCCGCTGCCTTCTCACCTGGAGTAGGATTCTTAACGTGCTTTAATGGATCAAACTTTTCTGATTTTGCACCTTCCATCATACCAGTATTAGCAGGACCTGCTTCTTGACTCATATCAGGAAATTGAGCCATGATAGTTGAGCCGTCTAACTTACCAGCACTTGCTGGGTAAATGGTCATGAATGGCGGGTGTACAAATGTATTTTTAGAAAGAGCATGTTTAATTACTTCTTCTGCTCGGTCACGACTTATAGGTTTTGTTCTTTGTACAACTGCTTGGCCTGAACGGTTATGTTGCACTATGCAGGCAATATACGCTTCATCTTCTTGTTCAAAGTCATCATCAGCTTCAGTTAAGTCTAAGTCATCTAAATATTGCTGGACATCAATTGTGTATTCTTCTGGACCATATACATTTGGTGCAATAACTATTTTTTCAATAGTGGTAATATCAAATTCAGGGTCGCTTTTTGTTACATCCGCAAGCCATTGAACAGCATCAAATTCACTACTATGTAAATGGCGTCTTAATCCTTTTGGCATATAGTCAAATGTTGAAACTACTTCATCAAAGTCATTGATGATTTGTACTGCTGGTTGTCTTGATGCGCCTTCTTCACTTTCCATCATTCTCTTAGTTGGATTATAGCTATCACCGATATGTCTGTGAGTATCATTATTGTCTGAATAATACTTAGCCATTTGTTTGTCTATACCAGCCTTATGTTCTTTATCAGACTTTCTAGGTTGTGGTTGATGTTGTGCAGATTTAGGTTTTTTTGCTTGTTTAGTTTTTTGTGGAAGCGGATGTTTAGCTTGCATATTAGATGCAGTTTTTTTCATACTTTGCATCCAGTCATGCGGGCCTTCACCAGTTTCTTGTACTTTACCTGAATCACCTTTAGCACGAATAGCATCTGCTAATTCTTTCATGTTTTCATTTTGTTTGCTACCCTTTTCATGAGGTCCAATTTTCTTTAAATGCTTAAATGCTTTTAGTAATTCGCTTTTACTTTTGCCTTTATACTTGCCTTCTGCTGAAGCGTCAGTTTTAACTGGCTTGTCAGATTTTTCAGTCATTGGTTGAGTACTAGAACTACTAGAACTACTACTGTCATCACCTGATAAATTTAATGTTCCTTTTTCAGCTGCCGCTTTAATAGCATTAGCAGTTGCAGGATCAGCAGTTCCCATTGACTTACCATCTGCACCGATGATTTGACTTGCTTGAATTGGTTTGACTGAAACATCTTCTTCATTCAATTGATTGTGCTCAGATACTTCAATCCAATCTTTTAAACTTTTCTTTTCAGCTTTTTCTTTTTTCTTTTCTTCCTTATCGGCATCATCCATCTTAGAAACTTTTGTACCTTTTTTACCTGTTGGTACATCACCCGTAGTGCGACCAAACAAGTCACCTACTTTTTTATTTTTTGGATCATCCTTGCCTGTCAATGGCTTGTCAGCCTTTACAGGTGCTCCACGTTTCTTAGGTGTATCATCTTTAGGACCCATCTTAGCTAAACTTACTTTACCAATCGGTTTACCGTATTGNTCAGTTTGTGTTTCTGNACCATGACGATTNCCATANCCACCTGGACCTGCTTTGTGAACTGATTCATATAAGTCATCTAGGTATTCTTGTACTTCGATTACGTGCCCATTTGAAAATACCATTTTCTCAATAGTAGACATATCAAGATCGGGATCTTTTCTTGCTAAATCTGCAAGCCATTGTACTGCACCAAAGTCACTTCCTTGCAATGCACTCTTTAATCTTGGTGGCATTTGGTCAAACTCAGCAACAACCTCATCATAGTCATTGAAAATTTGTACTGCTGGTTGCTGAACACTTTCTTTAATGGTATCCATTGTTTGTAGTAATGATTTAAAATCCATTATTTTGATCCTTGTTTTCTATCTAGTTTGTCTTCCATGCGAGTTAACTGTTTTTGTAACTCAGACATATTTGTTTTCATGTCATCCATTTTTGCACTTGATATTTGTACACTGGTATCTAAATCTTTAATTTTAGTATCCACAGACATGTAACCGGTACCGCCTATACTGCAAGCCCCGATGAGTATCCAACTGAGTTGGGTAGAAGTAAAGTCGATCATTTATGTGCTCCGATTGCTGGTCTTTCTGGCATCTTAACACTACTAAAAGGACTCTTTGTTTGAATACCATCTTTGCTTGTGTTCTTGATTGTTGGGGTTTTCTTAGCATTATAAGGGATATCAATGCTTGATTCTTTTGGAATTACTTTATCTAGATATTGGTTAGCATAGTCTTTGCTAGCTTGTTTGCCGTTATCTTCTAATTCAGGTGTATCTAATAATGCTTTCTTTTCTTCATCTTGCACTTGATTAGCATATTTGTCATTTTCAGCATTGATACTGTCATTGTAATCTTTTGTTACTGCACGAATCATATTTCTTAGACCTGATTGTTGTGCAATTTGTACAATCATCGGTTCTGTTGCTGGATATTTGAATTCAGCTTGAATAATTATTACACTTTGATTCGTTTCTTCAAGTGGGAATCCATAAGGATTTTTTTGAATTACAGTTGTTTTGGGATCACTGATTTTTACAGGATCAAATTTACTTAGATTATGTATAAACATATTCAATAAGTTTTTGTTCTCTACATCACCCAAGATTTTAATCGTGTAGTTGTATGTGCGAACACTTTCCATTAAGTAATGACGAAGGGTTTTCATTATGTTATTCCTATTCTATTATTTATCAATTATCCGTTTTTTTGTTTGCCAATATGGTTTTTAGCAACTCATTACGGTCAACTAGACTACCCTCACCTAACGGGGTATTCTCAATTTCTTCAGTTTTACTTGCAATTTTTTGATCTAACTGTGCTTTCTTTAACTGTAAATCAAGCATTTTTAACTTCTTATTAATCTTTGCAGTCTTAGCAGTGATAGCATGTCCTAACATACCGCTTGCACTATTGAATATTTCGGCTGAAAAGCGACTATCTACTTGCATACCTAAATCCATCAAGTCTTTATAGCTACTAGTAGCCAATGATGCAAGTTCGTCCATTTCATTATCGCTTGCTTCTAACCCACGAACTTGGGGCAAAGCAATCTCAATTTTCTGTAATGTATCGTATGTTTCTTGTGTGACAAAACTAACCTGTGTGTTTTCAAACACTTGATTGTTTACCTCATCATCAATTGGTAGTTCAAATAATTCTTCTAACTTTTTTGTCATGTGCTATCCTAAATAACAGTATATTTATTACTTACGACGGCCCTGATGAAAAAGGTCATCCTCTGTAACCACCCGAAAAGCAAATCCATTCTGTCTACAATAAGCATTGGCTGCTACCCATTTAGCATGATTGACTGCGACAATAGCCCTATCTCTAGCACTAGCTACTTTGCTTTCAATAAGACTTTGTTTTTTAGGTTTGATTTCTACAACTTCTGCTATCTGTTTTCCATGTCTGTTTGCATACACTACAAAGAAGTCGGGTATGTACATTGACATCTTACCAGTTAATGGGTGGCGGTATGGGATACTGATTGCTTCGCTAGCCCACTTAAGTACGTTCTTATTGTTATCACAAAACATCATAAAAGTCATTTCCCAACCACTACGATATCTAGGTTTATGTTTTCCTATATATTTCTCGGGATTCTGTACTTCATATATACCCTGTGCAAAACTAGCCATTACGTTACTATGTTTCGTTGAATTGATTCATTGGGTGTAGGTTCTGCATTTACACCATATAATGTAGTTTTACTTTTTAAACTGTTAAGATAATAAACCATTAATCGTGTAGCCTTCATTTTATCTCCAGTACCCTGTAGATAATCTAATAATGTCATTGGGTTTTCATCAATAGTAGAAGCAATTCTAAACAACATTGCTGTGAAATTTTTAGCAGTATTTCTACTTTTGCAAACAGATAAAAAATATGAAAAAACTATTTCATATTGATTGGCACCAACTGAAGCGGTGAAATTATAGTAGCTGTCAAAAATTTTAACAGTTCTATCTAATTGTGTTTGTGGTCCGTCTATTATTTGTGCCATATCTACCTCGTAGATATATTTATGCTATACTGTTTTGGTTAGTATTTAGTCGTACCTAGCATCCTGGCCTTGACCAATAACTTGAGGTTGAGATTTAGCCGGGGCACGTGTAAATGCTCCTTTAACAACATCAACCCCTTTTTGAATTCCGTTATTAATACCTGACGATGCGGCACTAGGAAAATCAAATCCTCCCCTATTACTAGGAGCCATTATTTTATTAGATATGATACCGCCCGCCTCGCCTTTTGCAATGCTAAGTGTTTTACCTAATCCATTTTTCAAATCAAATGTTTTATATGCAGTTCCTGCTTTTTGTATTGCGCCAGTAAAATTTCCAGTAGAAATATCATCTATGATACCATCAATAGCATCAACCGCGCCACCTTGCCCAAGGATGCTTGCATTACTCCCTGCTTTACCATTAGGGCTAAGTCTAGTATCATAATGTCCCGGATNACCAAATCCCGACACAATAGCGCCGGGGTTTTGGCCATTGAGTGCTCCTTGAAAATATTTGACAGTTTCATATTCAATTGTCATATTATTTTCCATCACGCCGGCTTCAGAATATGAATATTGATCGTGGTTAAATGATGAAATTATAGGATTTATCAATTTATACATCATAAAATTATGTTGATGAAATCCAAAGATGTTTATAGATTTAAAAAAAGCAATTTTAGGACTGCCTAGCAAACCAGATGTTGTTGTTAGCGATGGGTTTCCNTCACCGATAAAACCCCAATCATCATTGTTTGGAATAATAGTATCATATAAATTTCTATTATCTTCATAGCGTTTACATATTCCTGAGGTAGATCCCCCTGCTGTCCTAGAAGAATTTATATCAACTTGTGCGGCATCTTTATAGTAATATGTATAATAAGCATGCCATAATTTATTAACTAGATTACTATTATCATCATGGAATTTTATTGATACCGCCTCATATTTTACTTTAGTCTGTACAATACGTTTGCGATTGTATTGATTTAAGGAATGTGTTTCAAAATTGAATTTAGGTAGTTGAATTGATTTTACATTCAAACTAAAATTAGCATCTTCCGGCCAATTATTACCTACTTCAGTCAATGCAGTGTTTATATCAAAATATACGTGAAATAAATGTTTAAACTTGGGAGCATAAGCATAATTATTTGGAGTAAAAGTTTTACTTGCATGAGTAGCATCACGTAAGTATTCGCCGCCACCAAAGAATGCCTTTGCGGCATTCCCTGCTTCGGCAGCAACATCTATTCCAAAAATATCTTTGACGGCGCCGCTGACGACATCTTTGCCTTTGCCAAAATTGCCATTTACAAGGCCATCAATACTGAATGCCATTGTTTACCTAAGTTAACTGCCTAAACCAGTGACCGATGTTCCACCAAATGCACGACCAACATTAGTACCAACGCCAGAACTTAATGGAGATTGAATTGCATTATCAAAACGGATAGATAACTGAATAGATACTGGATCATTTGATTTATAATCCATGTTATTGTAGTTTGCTGATTTAATAAAACATCCATACAATTCCCAGGTTTCTAGTACATTAGGAACCAATGTACCATTACCACCGTCTAGAATTTCATAGTTAATCTGGAACTTGTAGTCCTGACCTGAAGCCGCACTTGCTTGCTCAACAAAGTCAAATTGTTTCTGTAGTTGCTGACCAACTAATTTTGAAACATTACCGGCAGCATCATCACGCAAATTAATTTGCGTTTCTTGCCAAGAATGTTTGCCGGCTAGATATACTTTACTGTTGTAAATGTCGATTACTGTTTCTTCAAAAGAAACGTTGGGACGTTGTATATCCATAACTTGTTTGGTTAACTCTTGAGTTGCACCACCTGTACCAAAGTTTAAAAATAATGCTCTGAATCTAAACTGTAGTTTAGGCATTAACAAACCCTGAGAACTAGGTGTGTTGTCTGATCCGACAGTCATGTTGAACAATGAATTTGAGGCTGTTGCCATATTACTATCTCCTATATATTATTTATCTTAAATAACTCCCCCTGAGGGGAGTGTATTTATTGAGCTCCAATAGCCCCGGTGTTCATAACACGAACCGGTATGTAAATGAATTCTGCTGCCTTAACTGGCTCAATTGCAATATCAATCCACAATTCATTTCTATCAATTCTAGATGGAGTATTATTACTTGCATCACATACAACTAGATAGTCATACAATCCGCGCTTTCCAACTAAGTCAATAAACAATGACTGAACAACACCGGTAAGTTGATTACGTGTAAGAGCATCGTTTGGTTCGAATACGAATGGACGAGCCGCAACTTGCAGTCTTTCACGAATATAACAAACTAAACGTGATACATTGATGCGATCCAATGCTGATTGTGAATCAAATGAGTTCTTATTACCATAATTCAATAGACCAACACCAGTAAAGAATGCTAATGGATTAATTTGATTCAAATATAACACATCACGAATACTCATACGATTCTTAACTACTTGGAATTCACCAGTAGTAGCATCTAAGTATCCAATATTTGTAGCGTTGTCAATTGTACCACGGCGTGTACCTGCTGGAGCTAACCAAGGATAACCCAATGTATCGTTTCTTAGTAACGTGCGTAACATCATATGACTTGCAGGAACAACTGCGGCTGTACCTGTTGTATCTGATGTAATACCGCTTGGGTAGAACACACCTAAATACGTATCACGGGTAACCCAACCATCTTCACCTGACTCGGTTGCTAATGCTTCATTAGTCGCCCAATTTGTAATATTAGTAGCTTGATCTGGTAATCTTAATGGAGTATCACCTACAATGTAAGCAGTATTATTGCGGTCATTGTTTAACGTTACCATATTAGGTTGTAGTTCTGGATAACCAGGAGCTGCTATCAAGTTAAAGAAATTATCTTCTTCACGTATAGTTTGATTTGTATCAATTACCGATTTCATCGCTGACACAATCATATGACGCTGTGCGTGACGACCTAAGTAAGCCGAACCATCTGACTTCAATCCGCTAGCACTAACCCAAGCATAACTTACTTGAGGTAAATTAGCATTGTTTGTCGGTGCGCCTGAATTATAGTTACCGGCATTAGGATAATTTTTGTTTGTAAAATAATTAGTCTTGAATTCTTTAATATTGTATCCTGAACGGCGTGTATTGAATAATAACATACCCTGTGGAGATAAAGCTGGATTTGGTGCATCTAAATCTAAGTGATTACTAGTTAATAAAGTAGTTATAGATGGAATAGGATCATCTACTGGATTCACAGCACCCGAATGACTCCATCTTGCATCAGCAAACAAAATACCATTACTACTAGTTTGGTCATTTTTATCAATCAAAACCCATTGATCTACACTACTAACTGCTTCCCAACGATATAACATTGGATAGTTTTCTAAATCAGCAGAATCAAGCCATAGATCACCATAAACCAATACAGTTCCATCACTTTGCGTTATTGGTGCTGATGCACTAACAATAGGGCCCGTAGAATCAGTATTATTTGTTCCTGAGTTAGCTGGATGACCAGAACTATCATAGTTTACATTTCTATATCCCTTCCATACTCCACCTTGGTTGACCATGATATCAACTTGACTTGGTGTGCTAAAGTACCAATATCTACCGTTTGCAGGTAATTCTACAGGAGCACCTTCATTTGCAGTATACTCAATTTCTTCCCAATTTGAAATTTGGGTATAATACTTTCTATCTGCAAATTGAGTTGTTGTTGATATTCTAACTGATTCCAAAGATCCTGCATTAACTTTAGTGACATTTAATTTCAAATCATTAACACCGTTAGAACCACTAAGATAACCACCACTGACTTTTAAAACATTACCCACTGCGTAACCGGAACCACCACTAACAGTGTTTATTATATATTTTCCTACACTATCCACAGACACGGAAATTGATCCACCTGTGCCGGATGTTGTTACTGCTTCAGGTGTAACAGATACAGTAAATGTATGTATCGGTCCATATTTAATACCTACCCCATCAAATCCTAAATCAGCATACAATACATCTGAGCGTTGGAGTGTTATAGGGTCAATATCTGATATAAAAATTTCACCACCTAATGTATGAGTAATTTGAATAGTTCCATCAGTTGTTAATGTAGCAGTTGTATAGGGAATTTGAGCATTTTGCCAATCTGTAACAAATGAAGCCGCGGTTGTTCCTGTATTCTCGAATATTATTTTGGTTGCGGGTAAATCTATACTAGACAATCTTTCACCAGGAATACTCACATATACAGTAAAACTATTGCCTGTAGTAATTGTAGGGTTAGCTATTGTTGTAGTAGTAACTGTAGGCCCCGTAGCCAGTCTATTAAATAATTTTACTGGTGCAGTACTTTGACTACCGCCAGCACCAGGACTAGCATATCTTGCAAAAATTGTATTTTGGGGAATAGCCTTTCCACCAGTACTATCTAATGCAGCGGTTGCGTTAATTTCGCTACCATATGCTGAAACAAATTGTGAAGTCCAACTAGCAGTTGCTACGCTATATTTTGAGAGTGATAGTGATAATCCATTCCCGGCGCTGCTTGTTTTAATCCAAACAGATCCAGTAGCACGGGGTTTTGCCTGACTTGAAGTCCATAATGGCATTTGAGCACTGGTACCATAATGACATGTAACACCATAATAAGAACCTGCAGTAATTCCCAATTGAGTAAGCAAGGAACCGTCAGTGGAATGATTAGCTAATGTGACAATATCTCCATCAACTACATAGATATTCAATTTATTATCAATTACGTCAGCGTTAAATCGAATGTCGTTTAAATTATTAAGATAAGTTGCAATATCGTTCACATCATCACCGGCGGCTACAATAATATTGGTTGTTGATGCCATTCCGCTTGCCTCTGAGGTTAATGTTACATCAAAACTATATCCAGTAGTTAATGTTGGATTAGAGATAGTAGAACTTACTGATGGATTACTTGAAGCCAATGAATCACTATTTAATGCCATCCATGTATTATCCATCATTTTATAGAAATAGGTACTATCCCCGGCAGGCTCACCAGCGTGATGCATTGCAACAATTGCATATTCTCCCACGTTACCAATGGTATCTAATGGATGTCGTGCATCAGTTAATTGATCGGTACTTGTAAGAACATATGGAATTTGATTAACAAACTTACCAGACGTAGCATTAAATTCATAAATGCCCCATGTACTATTAGTTGTATCTAACCAATATGTACCATCTACCGCTTCACCTGATGGTCTAGAAACTGATCCTACAAATTCTGATAAATCGATATCTGCTCTTAAAATATAGCAACGATTTGTTGTGCCCAATAATGAATAGGCTGCTAATAAACCATATTCGTTTAATTCATATCCATGAATCGGTGTACCATTTGTTGTCTTATAGAAGAATGGATTACCAAACAAAGTAGTTAANTCACGTTGACTTGTTACTTGATATAATTTACCTGCATTTGCTTTTGTTGTTCCTACAGCTACTGCTGTGCCTGCGGCGTTTGCTTTATTTTGTGCTGATGCAACAATTAGCAACGGAACTGAATTTGTGGCTGCTGGTAAATATTGACTTTGGTCGATGATATTTACTTCTACGCCTGGTGATACTAGTGCCATGTTATTTTCCTTTATGTTATGATTATGAGGGTTAACGCCCTAACGTACTAATATTTAGTGTAAATGGTAAAAAAATGCCAATTAGCGTACCTTCGAAGGTTACAATGATAAATATAGTATGAGACCAATATGCAACACATGCGGTAAGAATAATACTGCTGTAAATTATAAACGTGATGGCATAACACACTATCGTAGTATGTGTGATGAATGTGGTCGTAAGAAAAATAAACTTAAACCAAGAGAACCTAGTTGGAAAAAGTCAGGGTACAAGAAAAAAGCCACATGTGATTTATGTGGCTTTAAGAGTTCATATCCTAGTCAGACTACTGTGTTTCATATAGATGGTAAACTAGAACACACTGAGTTTACTAACCTACGTACAATCTGTTTAAACTGTGTTGAAGTGGTAAAAAGAAAAGAAGTTAACTGGCGTCGGGGCGATTTAGAAGTTGACTAAGTGTAGCATGTAAATCATCAATAGATCCGTTATTGTCAATATAATGGTCGTATTCTAATCCCACACTAGAGTATTCACTGGCATGAATCTTAGCTTTGTCTAACTTAGCTTTGCTCAAAGCCCAAAGACTATTCCCGTCAGGTCCCCTATTAAATGCTTTGGCTGCATCGTACCATTCAGGTTCAGGACCTCGATTTGATCTTAAAGTAATACCATTTGCATTTTTGATAGCATCAACTTCATTACGGAATCTACAATCAGTAATGACGATATCATCTTTTGTTTGTCGTAGTTTGTTCTCTACACTTGCTACCCATATATCGTCATGGAAGTTAGCACGACAAACTTCAGTACCCCATTGTTGTAGAACCCAGCGTGGTGTTAGTTCAGGGATGTTTAATCGTTGACTCCACCAAGAGTCAACTTGTTCACGCCATTTGCGGCTAGATTTAGTTGTACCTTCTAACATTTCTCGTTCCCAGCCAAAAACATTTGCTATAGCATCTTTAAGACTGGATGCAAAACTTATTCGTTTAAATTTGTGATTAGTTACTAGATAGTCGGCTATAGTATCTTTGCCGCTTCCGATTAATCCCGTTACACCTATAATCATGCGTTCTCCTGAAGTAGTAATTATATTACTAACAGATGACATATGCTAGCATTTAGGTTAATTTTGTTTTGAATTAGATAATATAAATCTTAACCCTAATTCTGGATTATAGTCTTGTTCTAATTTCCAATTGGGTATTAAACGGTTTACCATTCTTGTGTATAATCCTATGCGACTGTTTTCTTTTGCATCAAATATAATTTGTTGTACATTATCACCGTAGTCTTGTAAGAATTCACGCATTATATCTACTACAATTGACATTACTTCTGCTGAGTTGCCTGTACCTGTTGTGCCATATAGTGATAATTTTTCAGGATCTAACGCCTCTCTAATTAAACGAAATTGTATTTCCCATGTTTCTGGCTTATCATCTTGGTGATGACTGTAGGCTGACCATACATACTTTCTTTCNCCNACNGTAAAATTTGCAACTGCCTCTTCCTGNGATTGNCGATTCCACTTCCAGTTTTGATTACCGGGNCGAAATAGTTCCGTAATAAACTCAGTTGCTCTCATATAATGTTATTAACCTTGTACCCAAGTTAGTGGCTGACTATAATCCACATAACGCTTTAAATCTTCTAATAATGTGGCTTGCATTTCTTTAGCTTCGGATTTTAATGCGGATCCGTTAAGGGTAGTGCCGCCACCCGGGCCAGCAATGCTTGCAAACTTTTCACGGGCTTCACCCAAGATACTCATACATTGAGCAAAGGTCCAGTCACCAATCCAAACACCACTTCCCGGATCTTGAAGTAATGTTGATTCAGGCTTTTGAATATCAGCCCAAATTAGTATCTGTTCGCCGCTACCTTTGATATTTCTCACTAAGCGAATTTCTTTTGTAACATTGTTGAAGGTGTAGATTACATATCCACCAAACATACGTGCAACNAATTCAACATATCCTGCATANAAATCATATGTTGCTAACCCACCNGCCGAACTATAGTTCAGTAAATACGTGTTAAGAATAGCACTACTAAATGGATCAAAACTAGTTGATCCTGGGCCTGTCTCCATTCCAACAGTACGACGGAATACTTGTCTTACATTAATAAATTCTTTGGGAAGAGTATAAATTTCCTGATGCTCTTGTAATGTCAATAAAGTATATGCTTCTTCTGTTGCATTTTGTGCTCGTTGACGATANACTTGAACCGCATACTTATANGCGGCTTCATAATGTTCAGGATCTAATTCAACGTCAACAATGCCTTCGCCCATACGTAAGCGTAAGTTTCTAAATAAATCTTCTTTTAATGCGTCTAAACTAGTTGATTGCAGAATTGCCATTGTGTTCTCCAGATAATATATTTATCTGGAAACCATAGTACAATGAACTAAACTCAACTTTTATTTTAGATAAGTGAGTGTAAAATAAATATAATTTTACTTAAGGAATACAATGAATGAGTCAAGCAAGGCATTAATTCGCCGTTTACAAGATGCTAGGTTTGCTAGTACATATTTTAGAGGTTATGGAATTGATATTGGGGCGGGTAACGACCAAATTGGAAGATACANTCAACAATTTCCACTAATGACAGGTTTAAAAGCGTGGGATATGCCTGACGGAGATGCTCAACTTATGGAAGGTGTAGCTGATGATACATTTGATTTTGTACATAGCAGTCATTGTTTGGAACACATGAGGGACCCGTTCCAAGCATTTGATAATTGGCTTAGAATTTGTAAGCCGGGCGGACATATTATTGTAACTATTCCTGATGAGGATTTGTATGAACAGGGCGTGTGGCCTAGTAACCATAACCCCGATCATAAAACAAGTTGGACAATTAATAAAGAAGAAAGCTGGAGCCCGGTCAGCACTAACGTATTTGAATTCTTATATCAATACAATAGTGAGGTTGAGGTTCTTAAGGTTGAATTAATAAATGGTACATTTATATATGATATTGGTAGAGTAGATCAAACCTATCATAGTATAAGTGAGTGTGCGATTGAATTTATAGTTCGTAAACGCACACCGGAAGAGATAAAAAGAAAAGGTAGATTACCTAAATAATCTACTTAGATATCGTTGTGTTGACGATTCTCACTATTGAACACGTTAAACTCGCCACCGGGATATCGTGCTTTTAGTTTCTCTACGTTCTCAGCAATCACATCATTAGGATCTAGACGAAGTGCCCTGCAAGCATTGATCCAGTACCACATGATATCACCAAGTTCTCGTTTCATGTGAAATACGTTATCCTCATTTAGTGCTTTACCTTGAAAGAAAATCTTCTTTGGTATTTCAATAAACTCGCCTGACTCTGCGGCTAGTCCTAGACATGCGGTCAGTAACAACGGAACGTTGATGTCAGGCCCATATTTCATTATACCGGCATCGGCATCTAGTTCATAGTTTGCATCTAATCGGTCAAGGGTGTCCATGAAAGTTGTCAAGTCACTACTTGGTTGGCTTGTAACAGCCTGCACAAAATCACTATATTTGTTTAAATCTACATTCATTTTATCAAATCCTTAAACATTTGTTTTGCTCCTTGTTCACCTAAATGGTAAACAAAGACTTCACTTACTCGTTGTAACATCGCACAAGCCATCATAAGCTGGTCTTCTTTGTCATCACACATTAGTAATTGCTGTTCGACCGGAGCCATTAGTTCTGTCATCCTGTCTTTTATTTTACTATTATCCATTAGAACGCTTTCAGTATTAGCATGTTCTCATTGAACCTACCATTAGGCGCAGTTGCTACTGCTTTAATCTCTTTAAAGTATTTACGTGCAGCCGGCTTGCTACCCATTATTTCTTTAATCTGCTCACCCGGCTTACGCAATGTTTTGACTTCACTTGTATTGCTATCAAAGCCTAGGATCGTATTACCCTTAACTGTAAAAGTCTTACTGTAATCGTCAGCAATGTAATGATGCACTTTACGTTTTGCAGTATCATAGACCCANGCCTCGCTTGCACCGTGNAACTTAGTAGGATGCACACTAATCAGTTCAAGTTTGTTGACTGGATCCTTGAATTCTTTCAAGTACTTGAGTTTAGCAACAATCTTCTCAACAGGGACTGCTTTGCGTTTGCGAGGTGCTTTGCTTGCTTTCTTAATTGAGATATAGCTGTTCAAGTCACCTAGAACGTTATCTACAAATTTGACAAGATTACGCACTTGTACTTTACCTAAAAAAGCATAAGCCTCGTTCAGGTCTTTATCTGTACCCTCAACTAGTTCATTAAATTCTTCTGCTTTACGTTTCCAAATCTCAACAATGATAGGGATATGCTGTGGCATGACATTGAATTTAGCAACAATATCAACTGTCTTTTGTGTAGTCTTACCTGTAGTGATGTACTCGTCAAGTAGTCCTTCAAGTTCACCTGCTGCCTCACCGGCTTTCTCACGCATCAATTCCTGAATGTTAGGACGATTGCTAGGTTCTTTTGTAACGACCTCAGGCTTGTGAACCAGTTTCAACAGTCGGGAAATTTCATTTTCTAGTGTAAGTGATTCATGTTCGTTCAGTTCAAGACCGCGCAAATTCATACGTGCGAGCCAGCACAATGTCATCAAGAATTCAGATTCATGTACTTTGCGTAGATATTTCGCTTCAGCGGTACGGTCATGACTATCTAAATATTGACATAGCAATTCTTTAGCATCCTTTTTACCATAGAACCGATTGTACCATGTGAAACTTACAGTTAGTGTAATTTTACGTCTGTCAGTGTCAGGTTGCAATGGGAAGAATGGTTCATCACCCATATACTTTTGATCAGCATCTTTTGGATTCAGTGCCTTGATAAAGTGATCTGATGTTGCTTTGGGTTTGCGTATTGTCATGAATTACTCCTGAGTGTCGAATATTTAATATTATATACGAACATTCATTTATTGTCAAGTCTTTTGTGAGGTAATACTTTTGCTTTAGGATTGCGATAAATACACTATGCCAAGATTATCCTTATACCGCGAGAAAAAATCCAACGATTATCGATTCTTTGATAGAATTATCAAAGAGCAATTCACTGTAGGTGGAACGGATTTGTACGTTCACAAATATATAGGTATCAAGGATCAAGGTCCTAGTGCAGATTTAACTCAGCCACAGCGTAGTATATTAGATCCTACTCAAATCCAAGACTTGTTATTCTTAGAGAATCGTGACCGCAATTATGCGCCCGATATCTATAGAATCAGAGGTCATTATAATGTACAGAACCTAGACTTTGACCTAAGTCAATTTGGATTGTTCTTAAACAATGATACTATATTCATTACAATACATTATAATGAAATGATTGATTTAATTGGTCGTAAATTGATGGTAGGTGATGTATTAGAATTACCTCATTTGACTGACTACCATCCATTAAACGAATTGATACCTACAAGTTTACGTAGATACTATCAAGTAACAGATGGAAACTTTGCAAGTGAAGGATTCAGTAGTACATGGTATGCACATCTATGGAGAATTAAATGTGAGCCACTTGTTGATAGTCAAGAGTTTTCAAGTATACTAGAGCAGCCACTAAACAAAGACAACTACCTTGGTGTATGGGACAGAACCAAAACATATGTACCGGGTTATGTAGTTACATACGGTGATAAAAATTATGTTGCCGCATCTACTGTTCCTATAGGTACTCCGTGTACAATATATGATGATGTAACAAAAACTTATATAATTAACTCGCCATTTTGGACATTGGATACTGCTGACAATCTAAAAGATATTTTAAGTAGATACAACACAAACATAGCAATCAATGATGCGGCTTTAGCTGAAGCTAGAAGATTATTACCTAAATCAGGATATGATAATACTAATTTATATGTAGTTGCGACTAATTCAAACGATGAACCAGTAAGTACTGCAAGTATTGTTAATTTGAAGGGGTCACCCGTAAGACCAGAAGGCACTATTGAAGAAATTGTAGCACGTGGTCAAAATTATTTTGTGGTTAGGATTGGTGCAGGTGCATTAAAAAGTATTTGGGATATGACTGCTGATTCAGATGATACTAAATTAGCAGAGTTTGTCAAACTGAATTTAAAAGTAGCTAGAACTAAACCACAGAAAACTGACACAGGTTCTGGTAAAGTTAAAGGTGATTTAATATTATCAGTAAAGGCATTGGGAGCAATTGACGGCCCTTATGGTACTACTGATAATACATATAGTAATGCTGATCAAGATCCATTAATGGATGGTTTTACTGGTACTATCATTCCTGATATCATGGATTATCGTGCTGATAGTGATCCAAGATTCCATTTTGTTGCAAGAAGTTCACCAAGAAGTTTTGGTTATACAGATGGTTATATGGTTGGCAACGGCAATGCCCCTAATGGTGTTACTACTGGTGCAGGTATTACGTTTCCATCACTACCAAAGGCTGGTGATTATTTTTTAAGAACAGATTATTTACCACAGTTATTATTCCGTTGGGATGGTAATCTATGGGTTAAGATTAGTGAGAATGTTAGAACAGGTGTTGGATTTAGTGATGCTAATAATCAATCTCAGTTGTCCGGGTTCATTAACAATACAAACACAACTACACTGAGTGATGGTACTGAAATGCCGGAACGTCAAGCACTTTCACAGATACTAAAAATACAACCAGATTAAGGTAATAGATGGCACAGTTTTTCTTTGATAATCAAATCCGCAGATTCTTAATACAATTTGCAAGAATCTTTAGTGATTGGCAAGTTACTAAAGGAACAGATCCTGCAGGAAATGATATTCTTGTTCGTGTCCCAATTCAATACGGTGACGCTAGTAGAATGGCGCAAACACAAATTGCAAACAACAGTCCTAGTAGTTTACCTAGTGCACCATTAATAACATATAATGTTGTAGCACTGGATTACGATCAGGGTAGAACGCAAGATCCTACGTTTGTTGATAAAGTGTCGATGAGACAACGAACATTTAATCAAGATTCAGGATCATATGAAACTACACAGGGGCAAGCCTTTACTGTTGAAAGAATGATGCCTGTACCATATAAGTTAAGTGTGAACGTAGATTTTTGGACAACAAATTATAATCAAAAATTAGAATTGATTGAACAATTAGGTGTACTATTCAATCCTGCGTTAGAAATTCAAAGCACAGATAATTTTATTGATTGGACTTCATTGTCAGTTGTATATCAAGATGGATTAACATTTAGCAGTAGAACAATTCCTCAAGGTTCAGGTAACCCGATTGACATTATGAGTTGGAAATTTCATATGCCAATCTGGATAAGTGGTCCTGCTAAGATTAAAAAATTAGGTGTCATTCAAAAAGTTATTGCAAGTATCTATCAAGGAAATGCTCTCACTGACATGCAAGATAGTGACTTATTATTAGGTACAAGACAAAAGATTACACCTTATGGATATAAGATATTATTAATCGGTGATACACTCCAACTATTGCCTGCTAATCAACCACTAAGACCTAATAATGAAATGTTGGATATACCAGAAGCTCCTGATACTGAGTTACATTGGTCATCATTGTTAAGCGTGTACGGTGCAA